AGGCAAAGACCCTGATACACAAATTATAACTTTAATACAAGGTGATTTAATTACATTACAAAGAAGTGTAAGTGAAAGTGTAAAGTTAGATATAAACACAAGTGGTTCATATACAGTTATTTTTATACAAGATGGTATATCAAATATTGTAAAAATTAATGGTGGTGGTGATTCTGTAATAACTATAAGGCAGAGTGATTAAATGAAGAAACTAATATTACCAATACTTATATTACTTAGCTCACCTTTATTGTTTGAATCTACTCCAACAGAAATAATAAAGTTAAAAACATTTGATGTTTTAATAAAAACACCAGAGCCTTCAGGTAATTTTGTAATACTTAATATTACAGAAGAGGATATAGAAAGAGAAGGTGGCTATCCATTACCAAGAGAAAGATTAGCAGAAATACAAATAGAATTATTAAATAGAGGTGCTATAGGTGTAGGTTGGGTTATAAGTTTTCCACAAGCAGATAGAATGGGTGGAGACGAAATATTTGCAAAATCTTTAGAATATGCACCATCTGTTATTGCTATGTTTGAAGATGGTAAAGGTAAATATCCAGAATCAACAGGCACAGTTGTAAAAGGTAATAATAATGGTGGTATAATAAGTTTGGGAGTGAAGGCAAACTATCCTCTCTTGTCAAGCAAAACACTACAAGGTTTAGCTGTAGCTCCCACTGATGTTGACCAACTTGTTCGCAGAATACCTTTATTAGTTAAAACTCCTAATAATGAATGGATACCTAGTTTTGGCACACAAATATATAAAGCTTTATTAAATGTAGAAACTTATATTATAAAAACTAATGATAATGGTATTGAAGAAATATCAATACGAGGAATACCACCTGTTAAAACAGATAGTCTTGGTCGCAAGTGGATAAGTTGGGTGGATACAGAACAAACTAATCTTAAACAAATGTATGTAGCAGGTAAGTTTGTATTTGTAGGCGTAACGGCAAATGGAGTTATGCCACAAATAGCAACACCTGTTGGATTACTAGAACCACATAAAATACAAGCTGCATTAGCAGAATCAATATTAATACAAGATAGTCCATATATACCTGATTGGGCAATAAGTATTAACTTGTTAATATTTATATTAGGTGTTTGTTTAGTTTGGAATATATTATTTTATTGTGGAATCACATGGGGCATAACATTAAGTTTAATTACAATGTTTGCTACTGCTAGTATAGGATATTATTTTATACAAAAAGGTTTATTAATTGATGTTACATGGTCTTTAATATCAGAATTTATAACAGGAAGTATTGCTTTTTATTTAAGATTTAGAGAGCAGTTTAAATTACGATTACAAATTAAAAAACAATTTGAGCATTACTTAGACCCAAGACAGGTAAAACAGTTACAAGATAATCCAGAGTTACTTAAACTAGGTGGAGAAAGAAAGTATTGTACTTTTTTATTTACAGATGTAAGAGGTTTTACTTCTTTATCTGAAAAATTAGAACCAGAAAAAGTAACAGAAATAATGAACAAAGCTTTAACCATACAAGCAGATGCAGTGAAAAAATATGGTGGTATGGTAGATAAGTATATTGGAGATGCCATGATGGCAATATTTAATGCTCCAATAGATTTACCTAACCATGAAACTTGTGCAGTTTTATGTGCTATAGAAATAAAAGAACAAATGCAAAAAGCTAATCTTGGAATTGATATAGGTATAGGAATAAATACCGGTGAAGCTGTAATAGGTAATATGGGTAGTAACACAAGATTTGACTATTCTGCTATAGGAGATGCAGTTAATTTAGCCGCTAGATTAGAAAGTTCTACAAAAGAAATAGGCGAAGATATAGTAATAGGATATAACACTATTAATGTTAAAAACTTTATTGATACAATATCATTAAAATTATTAAAACCAATATATGTAAAAGGTAAAGAAAAGCCTATAACAATATATACAGTACATTAGGATTTTTATGAAAGGATTATTAAAAAATATAGTTGGAGCAGTAGCACCAACAATAGGTACAGCATTAGGTGGACCAATGGGTAATATGGCTATGTCAAAAATAGCTAGTGTTTTAGGTGTATCTAATGACCAAAAATCTATACAACAAGCTATACAAAATGCTACTCCAGAACAAATGTTAGAGCTTAAAAAAGCAGAACAAGAGTTTGAAGTACAAATGAAAGAGCTTGATGTAGATGTATTTAAACTAGAAGTAGCAGATAAACAAAATGCTAGAGGTATGTTTAGTAAAGATTGGACAGCTAGAATTATAGGTTTATTTACTATAGGTGGTTTTCTTGGTTACATATTTTTAGTAACACTACAACCACCAGAACAAAACAGTGAAGCATTAATAAACTTAGTGCTTGGTTATCTTGGAGGATTAGCAAGTGCAATTATTTCGTTTTATTTCGGAGCATCTCATACCCCAGAAAAAGGAGAGTAAAATGCATATATCACAAGAAGGCGTAACGCTTATAAAACATTACGAGGGTTGTCCCAAAGATAAAGATGGAAAAGTTGTTTCTTATAGATGCCCTGCAAACAAAGCCACAATCGGTTATGGGTCTTTAAAATTAATAGATGGCACACCTGTAGAAGATAATATGTTAATAACTATGCAAGAAGCTGAAGAATTGTTAGCACATGAGTTAAAAGAATATGAAGGATACATAAATGATATGGTCAGTGTGCCTTTAAAACAGAATGAGTTTGATGCTTTGGTATCTTGGGTTTTTAATCTTGGTCCATCAAATTTAAAAGCATCTACAATGCTTAAAGTTCTTAATGAAGGTAAATATCACGAAGTACCTAAACAAATACTTAGGTGGAATAAAGTAAATGGAGTTCCTAACGAAGGTTTAATAAAGAGAAGAAAAAGTGAATCTTTATTATTTGAATGTAAAGATTGGACATTAGTGTAATTATGCCATTTGCAAAGTTTAAATTTAAACCCGGAATTAATAAAGAAGGAACTAATTATTCTAATGAAAATGGTTGGTTTGATGCTGATAAAATTAGATTTAGAAAAGGAAGACCAGAAAAAATAGGTGGTTGGGAAAAACATACTAATAATACTTTTGAAGGAACTTGCAGAAAAATTCATGTATATAAAGATATAGAACAAGCTCAATATAAAATATTAGGTACACACAAAAAACTTTATGTATTATTAGGAGATACATACAACGATATAACTCCAATAAGAACTACAACATCTGCAGGAGATGTAACATTTGCAGCAACAAATGGAAGTTCAACTATTACAGCAACTGATACTTCTCATGGTGCAGTACAAGGAGACTTTGTTACATTTAGTGGTGCATCTAGTTTAGGCGGAAATATTACAGCAGCAGTACTAAATCAAGAATATGAAATATTATCAATAGTTAATGATAATAGTTTTACTTTTACTGCTAAAGATACCAGTGGAACTGAAGTAACAGCAAACAGCAGTGACGACCCATCAACAGGTGGAGGTAATGGTGGTTCATCAGTTGTAGGCACATATCAAATAAATGTTGGATTAGATGTTTATGTGCAATCAACAGGTTGGGGTGTAGGAGGTTGGGGTGCAGGAACATGGGGTTCTGCAAAAGCTATATCTTTAACTAACCAGTTAAGAATATGGACATTAGATAATTTTGGAGATGATACTATAGCAGCACCTAGAGGTGGACCTTTATATTATTGGGACGAATCCAATGGTGTAACAACAAGAGCAGTATTAGCAAGTAGTAGAGCAGGAGCAAGTAATACTCCAGTTGCAGTGCTTCAATTATTAATGTCAGATATTGACCGCCATGTTATAGCATTAGGTTGTAATCCTATAGGTTCATCTACGATTGACCCATTATTAGTTAGATTTTCTGATTCTGAAAATGCAGTAGATTGGACACCTACAGCAACAAACTCTGCTGGTGGTGTAAGACTATCTACAGGAAGTTTAATAGTAGGTGGTTTACAAACTAGACAAGAAATACTTATATGGACAGATGTAGGTGTAGTTTCAATGCGTTTTGTAGGGCAACCTTTTATATTTAGTTTTAATGAAATAGCAACAGGTATGTCTTTAATATCTCCAAATGGTGCAGCTACTGCTGGTGGTGTAGTGTACTTTATGGATAATGGAGCTTTTTATCAATATGCAGGTTCAGTACAAAAACTACCATGTACAGTATTAGATTATATATTTAGCGATTTTAACCAATCACAAGCTTATAAAGTTTTTGCTGCTCCTAATCCTAAATATAATGAAATTATTTGGTTTTATCCTAGTGCTGATTCAACAGAAGTTAATAGATATGTTACATATACTTTCTTACT